CCTCTTCATCAGTACGGGTCCGCTCGTCACGGTAGCGTTTCTCAATACTATTGCAGCGTTTGACCCACCGCTTGTGACGTGAATCGTCCCTGATTTTCTCAAGCTGGCCCTGCCAAAACCTGGCTAGGCGCTTGCCTTCGTCGCCGCCTTCTGGCCCAGCCAGTGGGTCAAGATCAATAGCCATTTTGGGCATTATCTTACCTTATTTTTTCCAACCAATGTCGGGTAGGCACCGCCTTCACCCGCTGGTCCAACAATTCCACGTTTCTCCAGCACCCGTAAAAGTTGGATGGTTTGCTGGTATGTCAAAGGTACATTCTGTTTCATCATCATGTTTTGAAAAGACGATGGATTAGTTTGACTTGCACTTAAAGCAACGTCACGCCCTGCATTATAGGTTTGTTCTGATGGATAAGTCTGTGTAGCAGGATTAACTGATTTATCCCACCGTGAAGGCGGGACCTGTGGGGTAAACTTTGGGCCGTAATCAGGTGCTGCCCTAAGCGGGCCACCTGCCGAACTGCCAATGCCGTTAGCGCCTATTTCAGGCAATGAATTGTTGCGCTCAGCATATGCCACTGGCTGCAAAGGGTCCTGATTGCCCCGTAAAGCAGCAAGCATAAGCTGTGGGTCAACAGGCATCATTTGCGGCCAAGCCTGCTAAGTTCGTCAACAAGTTTATTTAAAGTTTGATTTGCAACGTCCTGTTTGGTCTCAGCAACTGAAAGGCGTGTATCAATCTTTGACAAAACCTGTGCCACTAAAAGTTGATTATCCATAAATGCCTTACGAGTTTTTTCACGTTCATCACGTTCGTCCCTGACGGCCACTGAAGCATTAGTCTTTATGGTAGATAGTTCTATCTCATGCCGTGTCAGTTGATCCTTGGTAAGGAAATAAAAACCACTCAAGCCAATAACCACTGTAATCAACGGCACAGCAAAAAGATTAATAAGCTGTGGCCTAGTAAACCACGCTTCAACAAGTTTCTTTTGACGTGGCATTACTGACCCCCACCCCTCAGCGCCCTGATAATATCATTAACCCCAGCTTGGTCCTGCATGCTGCCAGTTGGCACAGCATCAGGTTGCGGCCCATAGTCCATGAACCTAGAAGCATTATAAGGATTGATTGCCCCCGGCTGCTGGGTAAATGGGTGACGCAAAGCTTCCAAAAATGACTTAAACGTATCAATCGGCCCACGCTCCATGCCCAAGGTAGACACAATTTGATCCTGCAACTTCCCAGGATAGGATCGCATATCCTCAAAGTTTTCAGAACGCCGTTGGTCATCAAGCAACATGGGCATTAGTCACGTATCCTTGTAACCGATGTACCTGATGAAAAGGCTATAGACTCAATGCGGCCTGAATTACTGAAGATCACGTCCGAAGCTATCTTTAGTAGATGGTCAGTAGCGCATGAATCTGCAAACGGCCCTTCATTGCCAAACAAGTCTTCCAAAATATAAAACCCACCCGGTTTCACGTGTGGGAGGAGGAAATCATAAGTAAACTTTTGACTTGGCGGATGGTGACAGCAGTCCTCAACAATAACGTCAAACGGCCCATGTAAGTCAACAACACGTTGCAAATCATCAGAATTGTTCTGATCACCTGTGAACATTTCAAGGCGCTGACTACTGTGGATACGAGGAACATTGTCAAATCCAACTATTTGGGCATGTGGGAAGTAGTCACGCCACATGAACAAACTGTACCCGTGTTCAACGCCTATTTCCATCAAGGTAATTTGACGGGCACGTAACGGCGCTAAAAACTGCTCATAGAACGGCAAATAGTTATGCTTGCAGCCGGGTGTACGTGCTTTAGTCGTACCGTACTTACGCCCCAAGTCGTCCAATACACTCAATGTATTCTCAGCCCACGGCTGCCCTTACGTTTAATGCTGTTGGCTTCCCACATATCGTCCATGGTGACCGTACAGGTTTTTGGATCAGTAGAAAATACCTTGGCTCCTTCTCTTGGTTTTGCTGGTGCTTCACCGGGCATCATTTTATCAAGCACCTGACCAATTAAACTGAGGGCGTCCACTTGGTCGTCGTTATTGCCGTTGGGGAACACCATCAATTCAGATTTCAAATCAGGCATCCATGGCTCATGTACCGGTACGTAAAAGCTACCCATTGCCATGCGGCCACGTATTGATTGGGCACGAATTGCCTTGTCAACACGGGATGGAAACTGTGCCCGTACTACATACAATTGCCGCTCCATCAATCTTTTATGAAGGAACGGCCCAATTCCGCTTTTGATCTGGCCCGACTCTTCTGCCCAGCCAATTGGCTTCCACTTATAAACCATATCACAAAAGGCTTCCACCCATACATCCGAACTAGCCTGTTTGCGCCATAAATCCAAAAGGTAAATCTTATTGTAAGGGTCAACACCAACGACAACATGAACCGTGTAGTTACCCCCATCCTTGGTAACAGCATAGTCGCTTGCCCCGTAAATACGCAGGTTATCACGTGGCGGCATTATCTCGTACGTTTTGAGCCATTCCGCTTTGAAGAAGTCACCACTTTCAGGGGCTGGACGTTGCTGGAAGAGGGCATTCCAGGTACGGGTGTTTCTTTTGAAGGGTTCGAAATGACCGGGCGGGAACCACTCAGGCCAAATAAATTCTCCAACCTTTCTACCGAGCGGATCATCAGCCCTTTCACACTCCGCAGGCAGGCAGATAACGTACCAATCATTTCCATCTCTCCCTTTGATCCAACCAGACTCGCCGTTGTACTTCACTGGCAAAATACGCCCAGCAGGGTCGTCCTCATGCCACCGTGTAGTAATTCCAACTTCCCTACCACCGGGTTTTTTACGAGTCAACAAATCGTCAAAGTATGCATCCCATGTTTTATCGCGAATAACCGCAGAGTCTGCCTGCTCTCTACCTTTGATAAGATCGTCCCAAACGACCAAATCAACACGATTACCAGTAATACCAGTAAGGATACCCGCAGCCATCCATTCCGAGCCATTATCCAATGCCCATTCATCAGCAGCACTACTCTCAGCCGCAAGGTTGCTACTGAAGATACGCTGGTACACTGGCTGTTTTACGATGGACCTAGCACGGCGGCCAAACTTACGTGGCAAGTCAGAACCGTAGCTGGCCACAATCACTGAGCTACGTGGGTAACGGCCCATAAAATGAGTGGGGAAAACAACACTTGAATAGGTGCTTTTAGCACTACCCGGTGGCATCAACCCCATAAGCCTAGGGATTGTACCGTCCTCAACTTTTTGTAGTGCATCAATCCAAAGCAGGTGATGCTTGCCAAAGGCTGCTTTTATAGGGGCAAAGTCTTCACAGTCATCATCATCAGCCCGCAGCGGAGCACCCGGTATTTCAATTATACTTGCGAATGTCAGTAGGTCTTTCTTCGCTCTCGATCTTTTCTCTCTTTCGCTTTGTAAGTCTCTCAATATTTTCAATTGTCTCTGCAACTCGGCGGTCGAGTTCCTGCTGAGTAACTTCTGTTGCTTTGCCATCAGTACCTACCGCCGCATTAATGTTAGTTTGTGTTGGCCTGCCGTAACCACGGTCAAGCAAGGTTTGTGCTGCACTGATTTTTGCCACGTCACTGGCAAGCTTGCTGTTCACAATTTCACGCAAGCACTTGAGGGCGTCAGCCCCGTACTTGCGGGCCTCTTCTTGAATTTCTGGCCCAGTGGAAACCTTAAGGATCCGTTTGGCATATTTCAATGGCCGGTAGATCGGTGAATTAGGGCTTGGAAATCTGTGAAATTTAATTCGTTCTCTTTTCCTACGCATCAGTGTCCCTCGGGTTCCAAAGTCTGCACCACATTTCAGGTTTAATCACACCACGCACTTTCCCGCAACCAGCCGGATTCATAAAGTGCTCGCAAGCGCCTGTAGGCCATTTAGGCACTGGCCCACAATGTGACTGTGGTAGTCCGGCACTATAGTCAACATCTTCCTTACGCCGCTTGCCATGCAACGCATCAACTGCATCGTCTTGCCTAAGGTAGGTACCCATCAACGCTCACCAATCCTGTGTGCTTTTGGGTGCCCGCTGGCCTTAAGGGTACCCAAACGTCTGACAACGCCTATGCCGGGGATATTGCCAACTTTAGTAAGCCTATCAGGCTTCACATGCTGCGGCCCACCAAACGCCGTATTGGCCGCAGGCACTTTAGGCACAATGGATGGTTTAGCCCCGGCCAAGCTGGGTTGCTGGCCTGCTATCAAAGGCCTCTTGGTAATTTTAGAAGCAGGTGCCGTAGGTGCACTTTGATAGAAGCTCTTTTTACGTGGCATTACTTCTTTCCAA